CAGCGTGTGGGCCGAAGGCGACGACGCACCCTGCAACCTTCAAGTCCACCTGGACGGCAACGATTTGTACTGGGCCACCTCCCGAGTGCAGGGCGACCAGCTAGGCACATGGGCCTGGCCACCACGGGTATGAGACGCCGCCGCCCCTGCCTGGTGTGCAGTGCCCTCACCCGCAACGCCTCACGGTGCGACACCCACCAAGCGGCGTGGCAGAAGCGGCAGGACCAGGCCCGAGGCAGCGCCCACCAGCGTGGATACACACAGCAGTGGCGCACCGCGGCAGCCGAGGCAGTGGCCAAGCACCGTTCCGACTATGGCGACTGGTGCCCAGGCTTCAACGTGGCCGCCCATACATCGGCCGACCTCACCGCAGACCACATCGTGCCCAAAGCGGCAGGCGGCACCGACCAGCCCGGCAACATCCAAGTCCTGTGCCGCCCCTGCAACAGCCGCAAGCACGCACTGTCCGCCTGACCACCACCCAAGTCACTCGCAGTCACGGCCGAGGTCGGCGACGTCGCATAAGGGGGGCGGGGGTCATCTCGCGAGCATGATCGCTCCCGGACCCGGCCCCCCATCCCCCACACGCAACCGCGAAATTTGACCCTGGGGGGTCTGCGCCCGGCCTAGGGGGTGGCGATCTTGACCGCAGGACGGCCGCCAACTCCCACGGAACGTAAGCGCCGGCTCGGCAATCCCGGGAAGCGGGCCCTTCCCGACACCTCCAACGTCGTGGCGCTGCCTCCCGTCGCGAACGACACCCCCTCACAGCTCGGCCCGGCCGGCGGCGCGGTGTGGGAGCTGGTCCTCGACCAGTGCAAGTGGCTTGCCGAGTCGGACCGGCCGACGCTGGTGATGCTGTGCGAGAAGTTCGACCGCCGCCAGGACTTCATGGTCCGGCTGGAGGCCTCCGACCCCGTCCTGTACACGGACAAGGGTTACGCCTACGCCAACCCGCTCGTCGGGATGCTGTCGACGCTGGAGACCGAGATCGCGAAGCTGCTGTCGTCGCTCGGCCTGACGCCCACGGACCGCACGCGCTTGGGGGTGGCCGAGGTGAAGGCCAAGTCGAGGCTGGAGGAGCTGCTCGCGCGTAAGCAGGAGCGTTCCGGTGGCGCGTAGGGCCCCGGCGCCCCCGCGGTTTCCCCGGACGCTGCCGCGCGGGCCCGAGCTGTGGACGCCCGAGTCGTCGCGGTGGAACGAGGACAACACCGACGGCATCTTCGCCTGCGAGCTGATCGAGTCGTACCTGCGGCTGACGAAGGGCGTGCAGCGCGGCGAGCTGGTGCGGCTGCGGATGTGGCAGGCCGACGTCATCTGCGACATCCTCCGCCTGGTCCCCGGCACTCAGCAGCGGCAGTACTGGACCTACCTCCTGCTCGTGCCCCGCAAGAACAGCAAGAGCCTGCTCGGCGCGGGCTTGGCGATCGACGGGATCCTCGACGAGCCCGGCGCCGAGGTCTACAGCTGCGCCGCGGACAAGGACCAGGCCAAGCTGATTTTCGGCGAGGTCAAGGCGGCCGTCGAAATGTCGCCGGAGCTGGACGCCAAGCAGGGCGGCCTGCTGAAGGTCTACCGGGACGCCATCGAGTACCCGGCGACCGGCGCCGTGTACCGGGCGCTGTCCTCGGAGGCGTTCACCAAGGAGGGCCTCAACCCGAGCCGCGTCCTGTTCGACGAGCTGCACGCCCAGCCCGATCCCGAGCTGTGGAACGTCATGAACCAGGGCTCGGACACCCGCGCCCAGCCGCTCATCATCGGCATCTCGACGTTCGGCAAGAAGACCGACGCCCGCGGCGAGGACACGGTGTGCTTCGAGCAGTACCAGTACGCCAAGAAGGTCATGAAGGGCGAGGTCGACGACCCGCGGTATGGCGCTCGGATCTACGAGACCAACGACCGGGCCCGGGGCTTCAACTACCTGGACCGGTCGGTGTGGGAGCAGGCGAATCCGGCCTACGGCGACTTCCTCGACCCGGAGAAGATGGCGGCCGTCTCCCGCAAGCTGCCCGAGGCCGACTACAAGACGAAGCGCCTCAACATCTGGGTGACGGCCGCCAAGCTGTGGCTGCCCGATGGTGTCTGGGAGAAGTGCGAGGACGCCGAGGCGGAGATCCCCGACGGCGCCGAGGTGTGCCTGGGCTTCGACGGTAGCTTCAACAACGACTCGACCGCCCTGGTGGTGGTCCGTGTCGGTGAGGCCCTCAACTTCGATCCGGCCGACCCGGCGCACGCCGATCTCGACGAGGACGAACGCGACCGCCTGGCCGCCGAGATGAATGCGGGCCTGCGCCGGCCGCACATCGGTGTCGTCCAGGCGTGGGAGCGGCCGGTGGACGCCGACCCGGACTGGTCGGTGCCGATCCTGGAGGTCGAGGACGAGATCCGGCAGGCGTGCCGCCGCTGGCAGGTGCGGGAGATCGTGTGCGACCCCGCACGGTGGGCGCGCACCTATCAGGTGCTGGAAGAAGAGGGCCTGCCCGTCGTCGAGTTCCCGCAGTCGCCGCAGCGCATGGTGCCCGCGACGCAGCGGTTCTTCGAGGGCGTCATGAACCGCAACTTCACGCACTCCGGTGATCCGAGGCTGGCCCGGCACGTCGGAAACGCCGTCGTCCGCAACACCAGCAAGGGATTCATGATCTTCAAGGAGACCAAGGGCAGCCCACGGAAGATCGACCTCGCGGTCGCTTCGATCATCGCCCTCGACCGCGCGTGCACCGCCCCCGAGCCCGAGCCGACGCCGCAGTTCTTCAGCTGGGCCGATCTGTAGGAGGTGCCGTGAAGCTCTCCCGCCTGAAGCGGCCTCGCCGGACGTTCACCGACCTGATGGACGTGGCCGGCATCGGCTGCCTGGTGGGTGCCGCCTGGTGGTGGCAGCCCCTCGTGGGTCTGGTCGCGACTGGTGTGGCCCTGCTCGCCGCCAGTTGGGCGGTGGGCGAATGAGCCTGTCCCGCCGCGCGACCGAGCGCCGCACCCTCCAGCAGTTCGGCGACAGCTCCATCCCCACCAACGGCAGCCTCATGACGCCGACGGCGTCCGGAGTCTCCGTCAACGACCAGACCGCGATGCAGCTGATCGCCGTCCAGGCGTGCGTGCGCATCCTGGCCTCGGCCATCGCCCGGCTGCCGCTCAACGCGATGGTCACCCGCAACGGCGTCCAGATGCCCGCCCTGACGTCTCCCGCGATCGTCGTCGACCCCTTCGGCGGCGCGGCCAACACCCGCTTCCCGTCCCGCCGGGCCGGCCTGAAGCAGCTGGCGATCTCCCTGCTGCTGCGCGGCAACGGCTACGGCATGGTCACCGCCCGGGACTACCTCTACCGCCCGTCACGGATCTCCGTCCTGCACCCGGACCAGGTCAAGGTCGCGATGAACGACGACGGTGGCCGCGACTACGAGGTCAACCGGATCAAGGTCGACAATCCCAACGACATGCTCCACCTCACCGGGATGTGCATGCCCGGCTCGCCGACGGGCCTGTCCCCGGTCGCCTACGCCCGCCAGGCCATCGGCCTCGGGCTGGCCGCCGAGCAGTACGGCGCCGCCTACTTCGGCAAGGGCGCCCACATGACGGGCGTCATCAGCGTGCCCGGCGACTTCGACAAGGGCCGCGCGCGGCAGATGAAGGAGTCGTTCGAGTCCTCCCACTCCGGCCTGGCCAACGCGCACGCGATCGGCGTCCTGACCGGCGGCGCGGCCTGGACGAACATCAGCGTCACCCCCGAAGACGCCCAGTTCCTGGGCACCCGGGCGGCCCAGAACCTGGACATGGCGATGCTGTACGGCGTACCGCCGCACATGCTCGGCCAGGTCGACCGCACCACCAGCTGGGGAACCGGCATCGAGCAGCAGGCCATCGGGTTCCGCGTGTGGACGCTGGACGACTGGCTGGGCACCTTCGAGGACGCCTGGACGGCGATGCTCCCGCGCGGCCAGTCCGCCGTGTTCGACACCTCCGCCCTGGAACGCACCGACACGACCGGCCGCTACACCGGCTACGTCCAGGCCCGCACCGCCGGCCTGCTGACGCGGAACGAGATCCGCGCCAAGGAGAACCTTCCGCCCGTCGAGGGCGGCGACGACATCAACGCCCCGCTCAACAGCGCGCACTCGGGCGACACCGCCCCGCCTGCCGTCGAGCCCCCCGCCCCCGACAAGGAGCCGTAATGGACCTGTCCGTTCGGGCCGAGCGGCCCACCGACCTGCAGCGCCGCGCCCTGCCCTTCCGGGACGTCGAGCTGCGCGCCAAGCCGGACGGCACCGGCGGCGACGCCCTGACCTTCACCGGCTACGCGTGCATCACCGAGACCGGGTACGAGATGGAGGACTGGCTGGGCAGCTTCACGGAGGTCGTCCGCGCAGGCGCCTTCACGAAGACGCTCGCCGAGAACGCCGACGTGCCGTTCCTCGTCAACCACGCTGGCCTCACCCTGGCCCGCACCAAGTCGGGCACGATGCGCCTGGCCGAGGACGACACCGGCCTGCACACCGAGGCCGACCTCGACCCGGCCAGCCCGCACGTCACAGCCCTGCGCTCGGCCATGGACCGCGGCGACGTCGACGAGATGTCGTTCGGGTTCTGGATCACCCGTCAGCAGTGGTCGCCCGACTTCGACCAGCGCGACATCCTCGAAGTGAGCCTGAACAAGGGCGATGTCAGCGTCGTGAACTACGGCGCCAACCCCAACACGGCCGGCGCCACGCTGAATTCGCGCGAGGTGTCGACGCAGCTGCAGCGCCTGACCCCGGACGAGCGGCGCGAAGTCTTCGACCGGCTCGCCACCGAGTTCACCCAGACCACCGAGCCCGCGGCCCCCGCCGCACTCGGGCTGTTCGCCGCGCGCGCCCGCGCGCTGGCCCTGTAACACCGCCTGCCGCCCGCGCCGGAGCCGCGCCGGCCGACCACGCCGGACCCCTGCCGGGGCACCACCTGGACGGCCACCCGAGCCACCACCCGAGCTTCGCAGGCACGCCCGCACCATCCCGACCAAGCAGAGAGGGCAGCGATGTCCAAGGCGTTCATCCAGGCTCTCCAGAAGCGGCGTGCCGAGCAGAAGACTCAGCTCGAAACGCTGCTGGAGACGCCCACCAAGGAAGGCCGCGACCTCAATGACGAGGAGCGCGGCAAGTTCGAGGCCATCGAGACGGAGATCCGCGGCATCGACACGCGGATCACGGAACTCGACGAGCAGGCCCGCGCCGACGAGAAGGCCGCCGAGACCGCCAAGCGTTACGGCCTCTCGCAGCCCGGCGACGGCGTGCAGTCCGAGCCCGCGACGTACCAGCGCGGCGACAGGCACAGCTACTTCCTCGACCTGATCCGCGCGAACATGGGGCGCGGCGACGGCGACGGCGGCGTGGAGGCGGCACGGGAGCGGCTGGCCCGGCACGGCCGCGAGATCGACGTCGAGATGCCCAAGCGTGACGCACGACGGGCTGCGCGCGCAGAGAGGGAGCTGCGCGGCATCGACCGGGGCAGCGTCTTCGAGAAGCGCGTCAACCCCAACCGCACGGACGGGCAGGGCGGTAACTTCGTCCCGCCGCTGTGGCTGGTCGACGAGTACATCGACCTGCCCAGGTTCGGCCGGACGTTCGCGAACTCGGTCCGCAACCTGACGCTGCCCACCGGCACCGACAGCATCAACGTCCCGAAGATCGCGACCGGTACGGCGACGGGCGTGCAGACCGCGGACGCCCAGGCGGTCACCTCGCAGGACCTGACCGACACGTTCGTGACCGCACCCGTGCGCACGATCGCCGGCCAGCAGGACATCGCGATCCAGCTGCTCGACCAGTCGCCGGCTGCGTTCGACGAGATCGTCTTCGCCGACCTGATCGCCGACTACAACCAGAAGCTGGACACCCAGTGCCTGAACGGCTCGGGGTCCTCCGGTCAGCTCAAGGGCGTCCTGAACGTGTCCGGCATCAACGCCGTCACGTACACCGACGCGACTCCGACGCTGCCGGAGACCTACGCGCCGCTGATGCAGGCGCTGTCGCTGTCGGCGAAGCTGCGCAAGATGATGCCGACGGCCGTGTTCCTCACGCCGTCGCGCTGGTTCTGGATGGCCTCGCAGCTCGACTCGCAGAACCGGCCGTTCATCCTCCCGGAGACCAACGCGCCCTTCAACCCGCTCGCCCTGCAGACCGGCGGCGACGTCGAGGGCCCGGTCGGGCGGGTGCTGAACTTCCCGCTGCTGGCCGACGGCAACATCCCCGCCAACCTGGGCGCCGGCACGAACGAGGACCGCATCATCGCCGCGCGCACCTCGGACCTGTACCTGTGGGAGGGCTCGATGCGCACCCGCGTGCTGCAGGAAGTCCTGTCCAACACGCTGCAGGTGCGGCTGCAGGTCTACAACTACGCGGCGTTCATGCCCGACCGGCGCCCGGAGACCATCTCCGTCATCTCCGGTACCGGCGTGATCGCCCCGTCCGGCTTCTGAGCCGACCAGCTCCCCGGCTCGCCGACTGAGGGTGCGGCGGGCCGGGGCCTTCCCCGAGTGAGGAGTACGCGATGCATGACCGCGTCGCCGAACTGGCCGGGCTCCGTAACGAGCTGGCCATCTGCGAGAACGGGCCGCGCGAGTCGCGGCGAGACAAGACCGGCGAGGTTCGCGAGCAGATCGACCGCGTCCGCGGCGACCTCGACGCCGAGGCCGAGAAGCTTGAGGAGCGTGCCGAGGAACTGGCCGCGAAGGGTCAGGACGTGCCCGCCGCCGAGGCGGCGACCGCCGCCAGGGAGATCCGTACCGCGCTGGCGGGAGACGCGCCCGCGGACGAGTCCCCCAAGCGTGGCGGCAAGCGCACAGCACCGGCCGCCAAGGCGCCCGAGACCCGCTGAGACGGAGGGGGCGCCATGTCGCTGCTCTACTACACCGGCCAGGACGTGCGCCTGTCCGAGACGGTGTTGGACGACACCGGCGCCCCCGCAACCGGCACGCTGACGGTCGCCCTGACGGTGACCGACCCGAGCGGCACTGTTACCGCCCCGGCCGCCACCTCGGCAGGCGGCGGCCAGTACGTAGCGGCCGTACCGTCGGTCACGGCCGCCGGAACGTGGCGCTACCGCTGGACGGCGACGGGGACCGGTGTCGGCTACGCCTCCGAGGGCCAGTTCCAGGTGCGCCCGCTGGGTGTCGAGCAAGTCGTCGACCTCCCGTCGGTCAAGGCGCACCTGAACATCCCGGTCACGGACACCAGCCAGGACGCCGAACTGCAGGGCTTCATCCTCGCGGCCGGCGACCTGGCCCGGGACGTCGTCGGTCCGCTCCTGCCCGAGCAGCACACCGAATGGCACGACGGGGGCGCGGAGACGCTCTCCCTGGACTGGCAGCCGGTTGCCGCCGTCCAGTCGGTCACCGAGTACGTCTCGGCGTCCACATGGGTGCTCACCGAGCAGCCGCTGGGCACCTCGACGGACGCCTACGGCTACACCGTCGACCTGGACCGCGGGCAGATCACCCGCCGGGCCACCGGGGGCGCCGTCCGCTTCCCGCGCGGCATCAAGAACGTCAAGGTCGTCTACACCGCCGGCCGGGGCGGGGTGATCCCGTTCACGGTGCGGCTCGGCTCGCTGGAGCTGATCAGGCACCTGTTCCAGCTCACCCAGCAGGGCGGCAGGCCGCGCTTCGGCGGGGCCGCCCTGGACGGCGAATCGTCGGGCGTACCGACCGGCTTCGCCCTGCCGCAGCGTGTGCTGGAGCTGTGGCAGCCCTTCAAGCGGCCTCCGGGGATCGCATGACCACGCCCATCGGGGACATCCCCGCCTCGTCCATCCCCGCAGCCCGCACCTGGATCTTCGAGGGCCTGCAGACGCAACTCGCCGGAGCCCAGGGCATCTTGGTGTGCCTGGACGAGCCCGGCCCCTACCAGCCCGACGAGATCATCAGCGTCGGCGACGTGCACCAGCAGTACAACCCGGAGAACGTCGTCGGCTCCGGCGGCGCGTACTGGCTGCGCGAGGACTACACGATCACCGTCCTCGTCGACGTGTTCCGCGGCGGCGACGACCCGGCCGGCGTCTTCACGCGCGCCCGGCAGCTCGCCGACCTGGTGGTCGCCGTCGTGCGCTCCGATCCGTCGCTCGGCGGCGCGGTCGACCGCGGCAAGCCCGGGATGGTGCAGCACACGTCGGGCTGGGCCGAGGACCACAAGGGCCGACAGACCGTCATCGAGATCGGCATCGACTGCCTCAAGACCCTGTGAGGGACACCGTGCAGCTCACCTATACCGGCGACGAGGGCCGGTACTACCCCACGCTCGGCCTGGCCCCGCAGCCCGGCGAGACCTACGACCTGCCCGAAGATCCGGGCGACGGCTGCTGGGACGCCGCAAAGTCCCAGGTGAAGAAGGCCGGCCGGGCGCCGGAGAAGGAGCAGGGTAGCGATGCCTAAGCCGTCCCACCTTTCCGTGCTCGGTGTGGCCAAGGAGGTCACACCCGGCACGCCCCTACCGGCCACGGCGTGGGTGCCGTGGAAGACACTGACGCCGAAGGACGACGTCAACCTCATCGAGGACGCCGGACAGCGCGGCGCCCCCGTCGACGTCTTCGGCCTCTACGCGGGGCAGAAGGGCGCCGAGCTCGACCTGGGCGGCGACGTGTTCGCCGACACCATCGGCTGGCTCCTCGCGAGCGTCCTGCCCGACCTGGTCACCACCGGCGCGTCCGCCCCGTTCTCGCACGTCTTCTCGACGCTGTGCACAGGCGACACCCAGCCGACCCCGCAGACGTGGACGATCTTCGACCCGCTCGGTACGTGGCAGTACCCGGGCGCCCAGTTCTCCGAGCTGGGCTTCAAGTGGAACGCGGACGGCCTGTTCGAGTGGTCGGCGAAGTCGAGCACCTGGCCGTATGCGACGACCACGACGCCGACGCCCTCGTTCACGGCGGTGCCTCCGGTCGCGAACTGGAACATCACCAACAAGATCGCGGGAACCAACACGTTCGTCCAGGACGGCGAGCTGACCATCAAGCGGAACATGACCGTGATCCGCGGCTCGGCCGGCACCCAGAACCCCTACCGGATCTGGACCGGCGACGTGTCGGTGGAGGGCAAGCTGACGCTCGTCATGGAGACCTCGGCCCAGCGCACCATCTTCCAGGCGGGCACCGTGCAGTCCTTCGACTGCATCTACACGCAGGGCGCGGGCGCGGCCCAGAACGGCCTGACACTGCACTGCTCGCAGGTCGCCTACACCGAGGGCACCCCCTCCTACGGCAAGGAGTACATCGAGCTCCCGGTGTCCTTCCAGGCGATCGGCAACACGTCCGACATCGGCGCCTCAGGCGGCTACAGCCCCATCAAGGCGACCCTGACGAACGCGATCACGTCCGGCACCTACAAGTAGAAGGACCACACCCTCATGACCATTTCCCGTCACCAACTGCCCGGCGACGGCTGGGTGGACATGCGCGACGCCGCAGACGTGTCCGAGCGTCTGCGGCGACCCGTGCGCGCCATCCAGATGAAGCTCGCCGCCAACCCGGCCTTCAAGGACGTCATCGCCGACGCCAAGAAGAAGGGCGTCACGTCCCTCGACGACATCGACGAGCAGCAGGCCATCGGCATGGTTGCCCAGATGGGCGACGCAGCCGACCAGATGGACGAGCTCAACGACCGCCTCATCATCTCCAGGGTGGCCGGCTGGTCCTACGACAGCGACGTCTCCCTCGACGCGCTGCAGGATCTGCCCGGCCCCGTGTACGACAAGCTCAAGGAGATGTGCGCCGAGGGCGCCCTTGAGGGCGGTCCGGACTTCTCGCCGTCGCAGGACAACGAGTCCCCTACCGTGCCCTCTACCGCCTGAGGGCGGTACTTGAGGGCAAATTCGAGTACCCCCCGGACGAGCTGCCCACGGACCACTTCCGGTTCTGGCAGCTGTGCCGGGTCGTCGGTCCGCCCGACTCCTGGCTGGATCTCCCCGCCGAGCAACTCGACTGGGCCCTGGCCATCGAAGGCGCGGTCGAGAAGGCCAAGGCCAACGTGCAGGAGGAGGCGAACCGCCGTGCCTGACGGAGTCACCGTGATCGTGCGGGGCACCAAAGAGGTCCGCGCCTCGCTCACGCGCCTCGACCGGGAGATCGACCTCGCCACAGTGCGGGCCCTGAAGGCGACACAGGCCCTGGCCAAGAAGTCGATCCGGTCGGGGATGCGGGGGCGCCCGCGGTGGGACCACCGCGGCAAGTCCGCCCGTACCGGCCCCACCGTCAGCCTGAACCTTTCGCCGCACCACGTCGGCAAGGGCGGCGGGCCCGGTCGGCTGACCGGGAAACTGACCCGCGGTGTGGGCGGCGTGCGCCGGCCAAAGCCACTGCCCGGGGGCGGATTCCAGGGTGGTGTCGGGGTCGGCGGCGGCGTCCGCAACCTCTACAAGAAGCGCATCGAGGGCCAGTACCCCTACGTTCGGCCGGGCATCCGCAAGGCCGAACCGAAGATGGCCGCCGTCTGGGAGACCCATTGGCGGCGCGCCACCAGCATCTGACAACTCCATAGCGCGCGACCTGTGAGGGAGGTGACTCCCTCATGGGTGCTCTGCCTCCGGTCTTCATCGAGTTCCTGGGCCACTCCAAGGGCGTCAAGACCGCCATCGGTGACGTCAAGGCCGAGATGGCGGTCGCCGACGAGGCGGGCGCCGGGGCCTTCAAGAAGACGGGCCTGATGGCCAAGGCCGCCGTCATCGGGATCGGGATCGCGGCGGCGGGCGTCGCCATCAAGACGGCGAAGATGGCCGGCGACTTCCAGGCCCAGATGACCCGCGTCCGCACGGGCGCCGGCGAGTCCGCGAAGAACATGAACATGGTCGGTCAGGGCGTCCTCGCCATGGCCGGGCAGGTCGGCCAGGGCACAGGCGAGCTGACCAAGGGCCTGTATATGACGGAGTCCGCCGGCTACCACGGCGCGGACGCCCTCAAGGTCCTCAAGACGGCCGCCATGGGCGCCAAGGTCGGTGCCGCCGACCTCAACACGACCACCGACGCGGCCACGACCGCGATGAACGCGTACCACACCGGCGCGAGCAGCGTCACGGACGTGATGAACTCCCTGATCGCCACGGAGGCGGAGGGAAAGACCAACCTTGAGGCCCTCGCCGGGTCCATGAGCACCATCCTGCCCGTGGCCGCCGCCGCGCACGTGGGCCTGCACGAGGTGCTCGGCGCCATGGCGACGATGACCGCGCAGGGCACCCCGGCAGCCGTCGCCGCTACCTACCTGCGCCAGACCATCGGCCAGCTGTCCAACCCCAGCCAGAAGGCCGCCACCGAGATGAAGAACCTCGGCCTGGACGCGGTGAAGGTCGGACAGAACCTCGGCAAGAACGGCCTCGCGTCCACGCTGACGATGCTCACGGACGCCATCCAGAAGAAGATGGGCCCCGCCGGCACCGTGCTGATCAAGCACCTGCAGGGCGCGTCGAAGAACACCACCGAGTTCCAGCGGGCGCTCGCCAACCTGCCTCCGCAGCAGCAGACCTACGTCGGCGCGCTCGCCACGATGGTCGGCGGAACGAAGTCCATGCAGGCCGCGCTGCAGCTGACCGGCCCGCACATGAAGGACTTCATCAAGAACACGAAGGGCATCGACGAGCACGTCCGCAAGGGCGGCAAGTCGGTGGAGGGCTGGGCCGACGTCCAGAAGAACTTCAACCAGAAGATGGCGGAGGCCAAGGCCTCGGCGCAGGCCCTGGGCATCCAGGTCGGGCAGTTCCTCCTGCCCGCCTTCCAGAAGATCATGGGCGTCGTCGCCAAGGGCACCACCTTCCTGGCCTCGCACCGCAACGTCGCCAAGGCGCTGGCCATCACGATCGGCGTCGTCCTGGTCCTGGCTATCGCGGCGCTCACCGCCGCCCTGTACGAGATGGCGGCAGCCGCCGCGGTCAACCCGGTCACCTGGATCGTGCTGGCCGTCATCGCGCTGATCGCCGCGCTCATCCTGCTGGCCCTGCACTGGCGGACCGTGTGGGGCTTCATCAAGCAGCTCGCGGGCGATGTGGCCAAGGCCGTCGTCGGCGCATGGCACTGGGTCGCCAACGGCACCACCAGCATCTGGCACTCGATCACCAACGGAGTGAAGGGCGTCTGGCACTCCATCGCGTCCTGGTTCGCGTCGGCCTGGCACACCGTCACCGATCCGATCGTGCACGCCTGGCAGTGGGTATCGCGCACCACCGCCACCGTGTGGAACGCCATCAAGTCGTTCTTCAAGAAGTGGTGGCCCCTGCTGGTCATCATCTTCGCCCTGCCGATCGCCATCCTGATCGGCATCTGGAACCGCTGGCACACGCAGATGGCGAACTTCGCGAAGACCGTGTGGAACGGCATCAAGTCGTTCTTCCACTCCGTGTGGAACGGCATCAAGGACGCCGCATCGGTGGTCTGGGCGGCCATCGAGATCGCAGTCATCAACCCGATGGTCTCCGTGTGGAACGAGCTGAAGTCCCTGTGGAACACCATCAAGGGCTGGCTGCACACGGCCTGGTCCGCGATCCGGTCCGTCGCCGCAACCGTGTGGGCCTCGATCAAGACCGCCATGATCAACCCGGTCATGGCCGTCTGGAAGACGATCAGCAGCTACATGGGCAAGGTCGCCTCGGTCATCAACGACAAGCTCACCTCGGCCTGGAACACCGCCAAGGGCTGGGGCAGCAAGTTTCTGACGATCGGCAAGGACATCGTCATGGGCATCGTCCATGGCGTCGAGAACGCGGCCGGCTCCCTGTTCGGCTCGCTGAAGGGCCTGGCGCACAACGCCCTGGACGCCGCCAAGTCGGCCCTTCACATCAACAGCCCCTCCCTGCTCTTCGCCGACCACGTCGGCCGCGGTATCTCCGAGGGCATCGCGAAGGGCGTCGATGACCACGCCCACCTCGCGCACACCTCGGTCGCCAACGTCGCCAACGGCCTGATCACCACCGCTTCCCAGGTGCTGCAGATCAACAGCCCCTCCCGCCGGTTCGCCGCCATCGGCGCCTACGTCAACGAGGGCCTCATCCAGGGCCTGACCGGCAGCACGGCCCGCGTGAAGAGCGCGGCCACCCGCATCGCCCAGATGCTGTACAGCCAGTTCGGATCGTCCGGGCACAAGCACCTGCAAGCCCTGGTCCACAAGGACGGCGCCGCGCTGACCAGGCTGGCCAACCAGCGCGACCAGGTCGCGGCCAAGCTGAAGGCGGCAAACAAGAAGCTCGCCGGCCTTCAGGCCGACTGGAAGAAGACCCGCGACGACGTGGCCGCCTCGGTCATGCAGAACGTCAGCGTCGTCACCGCCCTGCCGGAAGGCTCCGTCGAGCTGACCAGCCAGGACGTGGTGGCGAACATGCGCGCCCAGGTCGCCAAGGCCAAGAAGTTTGCAGCCGACCTGGTCAAGCTCCGCAAGGAGGGCCTGCGCGCCGACCTGGTCCAGCAGATCGCGGACTCGGGCGTCGACTCGGGCGGGGCAACCGCATCCGCCCTGGCAGGCGGCGACAAGTCACAGATCGCCGAGATCAACAAGCTGCAGGGGCAGGCCAAGACCGCCGCGACCAGCGTCGGCACGGCGACCGCCGACGCCATGTACAAGGCCGGCATCAACTCCGCCAAGGGGCTGGTGAAGGGCCTGGCGTCGCAGCAGAAGGCGATCACCAAGCAGATGGACAAGATCGCCAAGTCCATGGCGGCTGCCATCAAGAAGGCCCTGAAGATCCACTCTCCGTCTCAGCTGTTCCACGAGATCGGCGGGTTCATCACCCAGGGCCTGGCCAACGGCATCCAGGCCGGGAGCCGCACCGCCGAGGCCGCGGCGCTCGCCATGGCCGGAGCCGTCTCCACTGCCGGAATGCCCAGCGTCCCGAAGCTCCCCGGCGCCGGACAGCTGTCCTTCGCCGGCGGCGGGGGCGTCGGCAACGCCTCCGTGGACGTGCCCTTCGTCGTCCAGCTCGACGGCGAAGTCCTCTACAAGGCCACGCAGCGCCGCGCCCTGCAGTTCGAGCGCCGCAACACCTCCAACGGCCTCTCGGCCAAAACCCGCTGACCAAGGGGGCCCTCGTTGACTGTCCCAACCGGATTCCCGCTCGCCGACGGCCCCCTGATCGGCACCTGGCCGCGCATCCTCGTGCAGATCGCATGGAACGCCGGCGGCAACTCCACTGCCTTCAACCACTGGTACACGGTGAGCAAGCGCCTGCGCGGCCAGTGGAAGGCCACCCTCGCCGGGCGTCAGTACGAGCTGGACACCGTCACCAGTGGCGGAATGAGTTTCCAGCTCGACAACCTCGACGGCGCCTTCGACCCCGACAACAGCAGCTCGTTCTTCTACCCCTACGTGCTGCCGTACCGGCGGGCCCGGCTCGTCGCCATGGTGAGCCCAACCCGCAACCTGCTGTACTCGTGGGTCGCCCAGGGCACACTCACCCAGTCCATGGCCGCATCCGTGGGCACCATGGGCACCACGTCGGGCCTGTCCGCGTCGCCGTCCGGGCTGACCACCGCGCACACCTGGGCGGTCCCCACCTCGACCACGTCCGGGGCTGTGTTCGGCCTCAAGGGCGCCTCGCAGTCCTGGAGCACCGCCGACTGCGAGGGCACCACCGTCACCCCCGGCGCCCCGTATGCGGCCGGCGTCGACCTGCAGCTCGCATCGGGCGGCATGACCTCGCTCGGGCTGCAGCTGAGGCTGCAGTTCTACAGCCTCACCGGCGCCCTGATCTCGTCGGCCACCAGCTCGGCCACCTCCATCACGACGGGCTGGACCCGGCTGACCTGTGCGGGCACCGCGCCGGCCGGGGCAGCCTTCGGCATCCTGTCCATCGCCAACACGGCCACCACCACGTCGGCGACGACCGTGCGCGCCACCGGCTGGCAGCTGGAGCAGGCCGCAGCCGCCACCAACTACGTCTACCCGGGCGGCTGGTTTCAGCTGTGGCAGGGCTTCGTCGAACGCTGGCCGCAGAGCTACGACCTCAACGGCAAGTACGGCAAGGTCGACGTCACCTGCGTCGACGCGCTGGCCCCGCTGTCGCAGCTCACCTACCAGGACGTCATGCCCGCCTACGCCGCCAGCGTCCAGTCGGGCAGCCTGCAGTGCTTCTACGACCTCGCCGCCACGGGTACCAGCCCCGACGTGCGGGGCGGGACCGCCTTCCTGCCCTACGCCGGCGCGCAGACCGGTACGGGCGCCCTCGACGTCGTCGGCCCGAACATCACCTACGGCACGTCCATCACGTCGACGAGGGACCTGGGCACCCTGTGGGGCGTACCCGGCCCGGTCACCACGCTCGCCAACAACCAGGCCTCATCGCTCGGCAACACGGCAGGCGCGACCTACCTGCAGCCGTGGGACGGCGCCGATCACCTCATGCTGCCCAACGGCGGCTGGACACGGGTCATCTGCTTCCGCACGAGCGTCCAGCCCGGCACCGGCGGCCGGTTCGCCACCGCCACGCTGTGGGGCGCCACCGGGCCCGGCTACCTCCCCGGCAGCGGCAACCAGTCCGTCGCCAACCTGGAGATCTACACCACCGGGTACTGCTCGATGAAGCTCCAGAACGCAGGGAACACGGCATCCACGTACACCCTGGAAGGGGACTTCTTCGTCTGCGACGGGAACTGGCACTGCGCTGTGGTCTCCCTCTCCGCGGACGGCAAGACGGCGAGGATCACGGTCGACGGCGGCGGCAGATCCGTGACGAACGCCTCCAGCATGGCCTCGTCGACGTACACGATGGACGCGATCGGCGCCCTGGTCACCACCAACAACGAGAACACCACCCCGTTCAACGGCGACATCGCCTTCTTCGGCCAGTGGAACACCGAGTTCGACGCGTTCACCGCCGCCGACATCGCCCGCGGGTTCGCCCGCGGCTGGGCCGACGACAGCGTCATCACCCGCATCAGCCGCCTGCTCGCCCTCGCCTCGTTCCACCCGGGCAGCGGCGTGCCCTTCACCGCCTCCGGCAGTCAGGGGACCCTCGGCTCGGTCGGCCTCAACGGGCGCAGCGCGCTGGATGCGATCCAGGAAGCGGCGGACACCGAGAACGGCCAGTTCGCCCTCGACAACTTCGGCGACCCCAAGCTGTTCGGGCACCTGTGGAGGTGGATCCAGAACACGCCCGTCGTCACCTTCGGCGAGAACCTCCCCGGCGGCGAGGTCCCCGTCAGGGACGACATCAAGTTCGAGCAGGACCCCGCCCACCTCTACAACGACGTACAGATCACCGCCGACGGGGCCGCGGACCTCACCGACACCAACCAGCTGCAGGAATCGGAAGACACCACCAGCCAGACCGCCTACTTCCCGCAGACCCTCACCCGCACGATCAACCCGCAGACCGTGAACACGGCCAAGAGCATGGCCAACTACCTGCTCAGCCTCTACAAAGACCCCCACACCCGGCTGCAGGGCCTCACCGTCGACCTCGCCCACAGCCCCGCCCTGCAGTCCAAGGTCATGTCGCTGAACTTCGCCGACCTGGTCCGCGTCATGAAGCGGCCAGAACTCGCCCCGGCGAAACAGCTCGACGGGTTCATCGAACAACTGGAATGGTCGGGCGACGACACCGGGGCCGCGCTGCAGCTCAAACTGCAGGTCTCCCCGGCCTCCCAGTACCGCTACTGGATGATCTCCGCCGCCTGGGCCGCGCTGACGACGTCCCCGGCCGCCGGTGTCAGCGTCATCACGGTCGGCCCGATCTCCGGGAACAGCGCGATCCCCGCCCAGGCCGTCATCCCGGCCGGCTTCACGATGACCCTCGGCTACGGCACCGCCAACGCCGAGACCGTCACCGTGCAGTCCGTGCAGACCGTCACGGCCGGCTACAGCACCGTGCAGCTCACCCTCACCGCGGTGACCACCAAGAGCCACACCGGCGGCGACGTCATCTGCTCACCGCTGCCCGGCGGCGTCACGCTGCCGCCCGGCGGCACCTATCCCACCTGCTTCGACGCCGCCGCCGCATTCGGCGGCACCTCGCCCATGTTCGGATTCGGCTGACCCCGGAGGCATCGTGTCCCGCCCCATCCTGACCACGGCCACGGCCGGATTCCCCGCCTCCGACGCCTGGTGGCTCTCGCAGGTGTACAACCCGCTCGCCTTCCTGTTCAGCACGTTCATCCCGCCGGCGGTGAAGGCGGCCGACACCAGCCGCCTCAACACCACCACGCCGACCGACGACCCGGACCTGTCGGTCACCGTCGCGGCGAACACCACCTACCTCGTCGAGGGCCTGATCCTCTACACGTCCCCGTCGGTCGCCCCCGACCTGAAGTTCAACCTCAACGCGCCGACCGGAGCGACCGGCTACTGGACCCTGCTCGCGCCGTCGTCGACGTCCACCGCCGACCCCGACGTGATCCGCACCATCGCCACACCTCCGGGCGCCACCACCCGCTCCTACGGCGTCAGCACGGCCGCCACCGTCTTCGGTGCCGTCCTGCGCGGAACGGTCATCACCAGCAGCACCGCGGGCGCCGTCACCGTCCAGTGGAGCCAGTTCGCCCTCGACGCCTCCAACGCCATCACCCTCAAGGCCGGCTCATCGCTCCGGCTCATCGTCGCCCAGTAGGAGACACCGCAATGGCCATCACCAATGCTGTTCCGCTCGACGGCAACAACTCCCTGTGGCAGGTCGCCGGCTCCCGGGGCGGCTCGGCCGTCAGCTACACCCTCTCGCTGACCGACAACGACCAGCAGTCCACCGGGGGCGAGCGCGATGCGGTCGCCGTCGCCGTCAAGCAGGCCCTGGCCGCCGCCGGGTTCGAGTCCGTCGCGGCCGTCCGCATCGACGTCACCTCGACACCCCTCGCCTGAGCGATCCCGTCCTCGCCGCGCCCCGGCCGACCGGCTCGGGGCTTTTTCACGCCCTCAGGAGCGCACGTGACCGTCCAACTCATCGAGCAGCAGCACCGGCCGGGCCGACACCTCGGCCGACACGTCGAGCACGACCCGCGCAGCCTCAACTACGCGCACGGCGTCCTGCCCAAGTCGGCCATCAAGTCCGTCGCATGGACGCGGAGAATCCCGATCCTCGACCAGGGCAACCTCGGCAGCTGCACCGGCAACGCGGGCACCGGCGTGCTCGGTACGGACTCGGCCGGGCGCACCGCGTCGGGCACGATCACCATCACCGCCGCCGGGGCCG